ATACAGCACCAGCTTCTAAGAATTGTGAACCTCTGTAACCTAATAACATGATATTTTCAGTCATGTAAGGGTTTTTGTAAACTGTGTAACGGCCATTTAATTGACCTGCTTTTTGTACACCGAAAGCGTATTCCATTTGAGCAGCATCACCATTGTTGTTAGAAGCAAATCCTGGGATTGATTCTAATACTGTAGCTACAGTTGGAGATGTAACGATGAAGTTAGCACCACCTCTTAAAGTTAATTGGTGAATTTTGTTGCTTAATTTTTGGATTTTAGTTCCTAAAGTTTGGAACCATTGGCCTTGTGTGTTGTAGAACGCTGAACCAGCTGTTGAGAAAGTAGCTGTAGCTGGGTTGTAAACGTTGTTGTTAACTGTTGACCAGTACTCAGTACCCGCAGCAGCATCTTCGATCAACATATCTAAGATTTCAAGATCAATTTCCATTGAAATGTACTCAGACATGATGTTTGTTACTTCAGCTTCAGCATCAATGTTTTGGTAAGCAGCTAAATCTTGTGAGAATTCAGGTGTCCATACTGCTTTCAATTTTTTAGTTTTAGCAGTGATGGCTTGTGATTGCATTTTAACATTAATCTCAGGAATAACGATAGATGAGTTATCTTGAGCATTTGGAACTGCGAATGATGACGAATCTTCAAAATCACCTACGTTATACGGGCTCATTTGAGTAGCTTTGTTATACAAAATTGTATAAGCACCTGAGTTAGCAATTGTAGCTGAAGAAGCACTCACAAAGAATGTAATAGTGTTGTTTGTGTAATCAAATGTAGTAAACTGTTGTAAGTTATTAGCAGCAGTAATAGCTGAACCTGATAAAATTAAGAAACCTCTAACAGCATCCATATCAAATGAAGGGATGTTTGTAGAAGCAGTTACTAATGTGATTGCTTTGATTTGACCTGCAGCAACTGAAGCTGAGTAATCTGAATCAAAGTTAGTTGTAGCTAACGTACCTGAAACGATAAGTGAACCAGTTGCAATTGTGATTGCCGATGATGAGAATTGGTTGGTAGAGTAAGTGAAACGACCTGTTCCGTATAAACCACCTGATGGTGCTGGAGTTGCAAACGGGAATTCACCTGTTGCATTTCTGTTACCATACAATGAACTACCTACTGCAAATGGATCTTTAGCTGTTCCGTATTGGAAGTCTAAGAAGAACACAAGACCTGAAGGCATTGACATTGGTTGAACTGAAACAAATTCTTTTGCTGCAATTTGAGCAAATACTTTACGTACTAAAGGTAAAGCAATACCAGCCCAGTTTTCTGATTGACCAACAGAGAATGAACCTGCTGATGAACCTCCACCTGTATCTGATTGTTCCATAACTAATTGCTTAGCTTGGTTTTCTAATAATAAAGACATGTTGTTTGCCTCTACATTTGTTAAGCCTTCTAATAGACCCGTTTTGTTCCATTTAGAAGACAATTTAGCTGCGTCACTTTGGAGTGATTTCCAAGGACTAGCTGATTCTAATAATGATTGAATTGTGCTCATTTTTTTAAAATTTTTTTTTAAATTGTTTTATTTAATAATTCCTGCTATTTTTTGCATTCTTTTGAATGTGTCATTAACTTCTACAATAGGCTTTCTTGCTGTTGGCATGATACCTGTTGTTTTAGATGCTAAACTAGTTTTTAATGATTCATTAACATGTGATTTAGAAGTTTCTTTTAATCCTTCTGATAATGTTTCGAATACTAATTTAGTTTCTTTTACTGTTGATGCTTTATCAAATGCATTTAAAACCTTTACTTTTTGTGACTCGGTTAAGTTTTTAGCTTTGAAAATTTTGTTAGTGTAAAGTAATTTCGCATTTAACAAATTAACTTCATTGATGTCAGTTCTCATAGTAGCAATAGTTGACATAGCTTCTTCTAACTCTTTTTTAAGTTTAGTCATTTCTTCTTTGTCTTTCTTGTCTTCTTTGTCACCTTTTTTCTTAGCTTCGTCTAATGCGATTTCAGCTAAAATTTCATCAATTGAAACTTCTTCTTCTTCACTTTCCATTTCTTCGCCTTCTTCACCTTCCATGCCTTCACCAGCTTCTAATTCGCCAGATTCAACCATGTCTTTAATTACGTCTTCAATGAATGATTTTAACTCTTCTTCAGTCATGTCTTCAATGTTGATTTCTTCTTCAGTTTCAACTTCTTCTTCACCTTCTGCTTCGTTTAATTCTTCTTTTTTCATTTCGTCGTCTTCAGCATGCATGTTTTCGTCTTTCATGTCTGCTTCTAATTCAGCTAATAATTCGTCAAGATTAAGTTCATCTAATTCTTCTTCAGCTACATTACCATGTGCTGTTGGACCTTTTGGGTTGTTGATTAGATCTTCTTCTTCTTTAACTTCTTTGTAGCCCATTAAGTTTTCTTCTTTTTTAGAATACATTTCTTCCATATCATCCATCTCTGCTTCTTCAACATCCATTTCTTCCATTTCTGCAAGTTTAGCTGATAGCATAGATTTTAATTGTGGAGTAAAGTGTTCTTCAAGTGCTGCTTTTGCGCTTGCTATTGCTGTTTCTTTAACAACTTTAGCGTCTTCGATTGCTTCTTTAAGCAAATCTCTGTTTTTACTCATTTGTCCTAAAATTTTGTTTGGGAAATACACTTATTTAAAGTGTAATAGAATTGTTATTTATAGATACTGCAAATGCGATTGCGGGCAGTATATTCTAATATACATATGTCCAGATTATCTAAAACACACAGAAGTGTAAAGAGAAAGCTCTTCTTTTGGAAGAGCCATGTTTTATTTACAATTACACTTAAACGTGTTTAAGTCTTTTGATGTAGGGGCAATGTTAAGAAAATAATAACAATACTTAGTGTTACCTACTTTTAATTCTTTATAGAATCCTTTAGGTATTGCCGCGTTTGTAGGTACACGTTTAGGTACTTTATCGTAATCTAATCTAACATATACTGATACAGTAGTTGTTTTTGCTTGTTCACGTTCCCATATTTCTAATGCTTTCCAAGGACCACGATTAAGTGATTGTTGTTGCATTGCTGAATTAATATAGGTAAATGTTGAGTATAACATTTCTTTAGTACAGTTAAATGAAGCAGCAGGAGCAATATGTCCTTTGTCCCACTCATTATTAACATAATCTTCGTTATCAGATGTTTTAATGTTTTTGTCTGTGTAGAATTCCATACCTGCTCTAGAAGCGGTACCTGTAGGACATTTAACAGTATAAGTAACCCATTTAGGTTGTTCTAAAATTTCAGAATATACAATACGAAAGTTAGGAGTTTGATAGTTAACACTATCTCTTAATTTAGTTTGTCCAAAAACTACTGTTGATAGGCAAACTAATATTACTAGAAATAAATTTTTCATGTTAGAATAACGGACATGATCCATTAGCACATAGAATATCAGTAATAATTGAATTAATTTTACCGTATTGATTTGTACCTGGAGTATATGATTCGTTTAAGTTGGTTGGTTGCATCCATGAACCAGGATTAGAAGGTGTTGAAACAAAATCCCAACATAGTAATTCAAAGTCATCTTGTACTTCCATTACATTACCTTTTTGTTCTAACGAACCCATTCCTCTTGATGATACACCTACTGTAATACCACTTTCAATTAATGCTTTTAAGATGTTACCAGATGGAGTAGGTAAAATTTCAATTAAACCCATTACATTATCTCCATTCCACCAGCATTTTTTAATATTATGTGAAACATTTTTTAAGTTAATAATTGAAGAATCTGGGTGGTCTAATTCACCTAATGCTCTGTTTTCTCGAACTGATTCCATGTAGCGATCCATTTCACGTTCCCATAATTCTTTAGCGTAATATCTACCATTACCGTTTTTTACTTCGACAGTAGCTAACACACCTTCTACTAATATGTTACCTCCAGGATTAGTTCCTTCAGTTAACCTAACAGCTTTAGGAGAAAATAATTGTGTTTCAATTAATACTTGTCTCATATTACGTTAATTTGTATTTCTATTACTTATAATTTTTTCAATTGCATTTTTTCTTCCTCCAAATCCCTTAACACCTTGACCACTTAATATATCTC